TACGCGGGCAATAACGTTTGGGAACTCACGCCGGCGGCGGGAGGCTCTGGCCTCTCGTGGTCATCCGTGCCAGCATCCGCGACGGCAAGCGGCACGGCTGGGAGCATTGCCTACGACAACGCCAACGGGTTTTTCTATGTGGCGACGGCTACTGACACATGGAAGCGAGCGGCATTGTCAACGTGGGCACCGTTCTCGCCGTCCTCCGTGACTGGCCTCCAGCTGTGGCTGGATGCGAGCGACGGCGCGTCTCTGTATGACGCCACCACAGGCGGGTCGGCGGTCACTGGCTCAAGCGCAGTTTACCGCTGGGCGGACAAAAGCGGCTATGGCCGTCACGCGGTGCAGAGTAACTCGGCGTACTGCCCAACCAGGTTGGCGTCCGCCCAGAATGGTTTGGTGGGCGTGCAGTTCACTGGATCGAGTAACCATCGGCTCCAGATCGCATCCAGCACTTCGACTTTTAAGTTCTTGCATAACAGCGCGTACACAATGTTTTTCGTGGCCAAAATCGGCACGAACGACAACCCTGACACGCTGAATCCTTTGGCGTCAACTATCAACACATTTTCTGGAAGCCCCGGCGTTGCGATTTATCACGACGACCGTCGCAGTATCTCGCGTACAAATCGCGTCGGTCTGTCGGTCAAGGGTGACGCTGCGTCTGATGTGCTGTCGTTCACAACCGCAGACTCGTTTTTCGTCGGAGGCTCGTACCGAGTGCTGACGATCACGGGCAACATGGCGTCCGGCGTGCCGTCGACAATGGCAACGCTGTATAGCAACGGAGCCGGCGCAACGTCGCCGACTTCGACGGATGCGAGCGTATCAAGTTCCGACTCGCAGGCCGACTTCACAGTCGGTGCGCTGGCAAGCCAATTCTGGCTATCGGGTGTGATTGGCGAAGTGTGCGCGTACAGCGGCGTGCTCTCCACGACCGACAGGCAGGCCGTCGAGGCATATCTGACGAGCAAGTGGGGCATCACATGAGCAGCACACTACGAGCACTCGCTGACAGCCTCGCCACTGGCTTGGATTCCGTGTCGTGGGACATCACGTCAACTGTCGTTGAGCGTAAGAACTGGGCGAACCTCGACGTTGACGCTATGAGCGTGCCACGGGTGTTCGTGGTGCCAGGCAACGCAGACGTCACGAGGGTTTCTCGGCTGACGATGCAAGTTGATTACACGGTTCAGGTGTTCGTCGGGCGACATGTCACGAGCGATTCTGAGGTTGACGCCATGCTTGACCTGGCCGACGAGGTGATGCTGCAAGTGCGGGCACACTCGTTCCAAGGCGTGACGTGGCCGGCAGGCGTGAGCAGCCCGCAGACGGTTGGTATCGACATCAACCCCGACGACGCACTGACAGAGCGAAACGTCTGGCGTGCGGTCATCACGGCGACATATCGCGTGTTCGAGAATAACGTGCTGCCGACACCTACGCCGTAGGAGGACGCCATGCCGTCTGCAATTTCTGGCATGAGCCGGGCGTTTATTCGCCCTGGCATGATCGGCGGCAATCGCCGTGAGATGTCTGATGCAACGCTCGGGCGGCTGAAGCTGCGGGCGTCGCTTCGTGGCAACTTCTTCGACAAGCCGAAAGTCAGCCGGATGATTGGCAAGATGAATGCCAAGGTGTTGTCTGACTTGGGTCTGTACATCAAGAACGAAGCCAAGGCTGGTATCGGTCGCAGTGCCCCGAAGACATCGGCAGCAGCGAGAAAGCGTCTCGGTCGAGGCAAGCCGGTTGAGTTTGTTGGCGGGCTGTACCTCGACATCACGTCCTACGGTTCTGGCGAGCCTCGTGTTTCCGGCCAGCCGATCAAGTCGTGGGCACCTCGGCGGTGGTTCTACTACGACATCATGGACTTCTACGATCCGGCCCGAGTCACGGCTGTGATCGGCACTTACAAGACAAAGCCGTGGCTGGCACAGCTGCACCAATTCGGCGGCACGGTCAGGCAGACCGCCTGGCGTATCGGCGTCGGGGCAGCACGCAATGCGTACCTTCGGCAGCAGGCCAGCGGCGGCGGCAGAGACAGCAAGGGGCGATACACCAAGGGCAGCGGCGGCCCGCAGAAGAATCAATACAAATACGGTGCCCTCATCTGGCAGATCGACAAGGCTGGGCGATTCAAGAACAGCCGCAATTGGGACCGCACGACGATCACTCGGATGGCACGCTATCCGGCCCGCCCCTATATGGCTGGGTCTAGGCGTGTAGACATCGCCATCCAGAAAGCCAATAAGAAGTGGAAAGACCAGTTGGCTAGAAACTAGCCACGGCATACCCGGTCTAGATTCCGCCCTGCTGCCCATACCGTGAGCGAACCAGCCGCACCGCTGGCACTCGCATACATGAGGGCACCAAATGCCAGCAGGCACAGTCGAAATCAAACTGGGCAAGGACGTCACGATCACTGGCGTCTCCAACGCCCGCAGCTGCACCGTCAGTCACTCCGCTTCGGAAGTTGACGTCACGAAGTTCGGCGACACCAGCCGCAAGTTCCGCAAGGCACTCATCGAGCAGACCATTGAGGTCGAGTGCGTCGATGCTCCCGGCGTGACAATCGGCGGGACGTTCACGATTGCCGGAACAGTCACCGGCGACGCCACCTACGTCTGCACGAGCATTGCTCGCTCAGAGCCGCTCGATGGCATTGTCACCTTCAGTGTCAGTGGCTCTCGAACCGTCACGGCCTAACTCACACCACGCGCACAGGAACAACCACACATGGCTATCACGCTTGGCAAAGACGCATCGGCGACCATCCCTTTCGGCGAAGGCATCATCTCGGCGACGTTCACCGAGGAATGCGAGACGATTGACATCAGCCACCGTGGCAACGTCGGCACCGGCGCAGGCCGCAAGGTGTTCGTCGCTGGATACACCACGAAGACGTGGGAAATCGAGTGTCTTGACGCTGACGGCGTCATTACGTCGCTCGAAGCCGCTAATCCCACTGGCTTCACGGTGATGTCGGTCAGTGAGAACGCCGGCATTGACGGTGCCGTCACGTATTCCCTGAGCGTCAAAGAGGCTACCTAGTGGCAATCACGCTGGGTAAGGACTGCACCATTCGCCTTGATGGCGGCACCATCACCAGCGCTCGTAATGTGACGCTGACAGAGTCGGCACGAACTATCGACGTCAATCCGTACGGCAGCAGATACGCAGCGACCTACAGCACTGGGTATGAATGCACGGTGAGCGTGGAACTGAACGACGCTGCCGACCTCGGCACAGCGTTTGAAAAAATGCACTCAGGCGGGACGTTCACGGTGTCAGGTGGTGCTTCCGGTTTTTCGTTTCTTGCCGTGCTGACCGGGATAACGGAGACAGACCCAATCGACGGTGTGGCGTCTTTTGTGCTTGAAGGCCGCATGACCGACCCGAGGCTTGTGAGGTAGCAGATGCGTGAGTTCAGGGACGACCAGGGCAGACCGTGGCAGGTGGCGTTGACCGTTGCGTCGGCGCTGCGTGTCCGTGACAACGTCACGGTCGACGTCGTGGATGAGGAGAGCGGCGAGCGTAAGTCTGTGCCGTTTGACCTCGTGGACGCTGCGAACATCTCGCAGACGTTCCAAGTGCTGCGAAGCCAATACGCCAAGATTGGCGAAATCCTCTACGCACTGCTGACCAAGCAAGTTGAGTCAAAGGGGCTGACTCGGGAAGACTTCCTTGACGGCCTGCGTGGCGATTCGCTGGACGCTGCCACGAAAGCACTCGAGCAGGAACTCGTCGATTTTTTCCCGCAGCGCCTCCGCAAGATGATCGGGCTTCTCGCGTCCAAGATGGACGAAGTGCAAAACGAGATGCTCGGCAGAGCGGAGGCGGGACTGGAGACGGCGACGGTCGAGAGTCTCGCCGGAGCGTCTGGGACGCCATCTGGGAAGCAGCCGGAATCCTCGGAGTCTATCCCGGCGAGTGGACTTGCCGACAACTCTTCGCCGCTCGTGACAGCCGCCTAGAGCACGACTGGTGGCATACCGCCAACCTGCTGGCACAGGCAGCGAATATAAACCGAGACAAGCACACGCCGAGAGTCGATCCACGCAAACTAAACCCATACGCAAAGCAGCCAAAGCCACGGCAGGCCACGCCGGAAGACCTGGCTAGGCTGTTCGGCAAGGATTGGCAAAAGCACGTATGAGCGCGGGAGCAGTCAAAGCCGGTGGCGTGTTTGTTGAGATCGGTGCCGATCCGACAAAGTTCTTTGCTGCCTTGAAGGGCGTCAATAAGAACATCGGCTCAATCGGCAAGGCGATGACGTCCGCCGGCACGAAGATGGCGGCGATTGGTGCTGGTGTCGTCGGGCCAATCTTTGCATCTGCGGCAGCGTTCGCCAGTGTCGGCAGTGCTCTATTCGACATGAGCAAGCGTACCGGCGTGGCAACTGAGTCGCTGTCTGTGTTGCAGTTTGCTGCCGAGCAGACTGGCACCGATATGGGTGGTGTCGAGACTGCACTGAAGAAAATGCAGAAAGCGATCTTTGCAGCTGGCGACGGCAGCAAGGAAGCCGCTGAAGCTCTAGCAATGGTTGGGCTGTCTGCTGGCGATCTTCAGGGGCTGTCTGCGGATCAGCAGATGGGCAAGATTGCCGATGGGCTGATGGGAATCCAAGACCCCGGTGCTCGTGCAGCCGTTGCCATGAAGATTTTTGGCAAGTCTGGCACTGACATCCTGCCGATGCTCGAGGGCGGCTCGGCTGGCATGGCTGCGTTTGCCGATGAAGCAAAGCGGCTCGGCCTAATCATGGACTCCGAGACGGCGGCGAAGGCCGACGCACTCGGCGACGCAATCGACTCCGTGAAGTCGTCGATGAAGATGGCGTTCATCCAAGTCGGCTCTGCGGTCGCTCCGATTCTGACGAAGCTGGCGCAGGGGCTCGCCGTCGTCGCCGCCAACGTCGGGAAGTTCATCAGCGAGAATCAAGCGTTTGTGGTAGCCGTCCTAAATGGTGGTGCGGCGTTGTTCGCCGCTGGAACTGCCATCACGGGAATCGGCTACTCGCTGCAAGGATTGAGCGGCGGCATCAATCTTGTCTTGAAGGGCTTTGGTCTCTTTTCTGCCCTTGCTAGCCCGGTGCTGCTTGTTGCGGCTGGCATCGGCGTGGCGGTCTTTGCTCTCTACAAGTTCAAAGACCAGATTGGTGCGGCCCTCAGCCCGGTGGCTTCTCTCGTCCAACAGGCGGCAGGAGCCATCGGCGAGGGTTTCTCGCCTGCCATAAACGACGGCATCGTGGTGCTCAACGACCTTGCCGCTACTGCCACGACCACCTTCAACGGCGTCTACGAAGCCATCGCTGCCGGCGACCTCTCTGGTGCGATGGATGTCCTGTGGACGGGCCTCGTCGCTGGCTGGCTGCGTGGCGTCGAAGCGTTGATGTCCTACGTTGACCCGTGGGTTGCAGCGTTTCAGGACGTCTTCACCGACATCGGCTCAGGCATTTACATCGCATGGGACTCTATCTACACGAACTCGAAGTCCATCTTGAACACGATGGGGGCGTACATCCTTGGGTTCTTCGACAACATTACCAACGGCGTGATGAACACTTTCGACACGCTTGTGCAGAACATCCAAATCGCATGGGCGCGGGCGCAAGGTTTTGTTACGGGCGCGAAGGACACAGAACAACGCATTCAGGCAATCAAGGACAAGACGGCGTTGGACAAGGAAAAGCGGGAGCAGGAAAACCCCGGCATTGAGGGACGGACGGCAAAGGCAGAGCAGGAAAACAAAGACGCCGAACAGGCTCGCAAGGACCGAGCGCAAGCAATCAAGGACGACGCACAGGCGACCAAGGACGGCAGGCAGGCTGCGAACCAGCAGCGAGC